GAAACACCTTTCTTCTCAAACGTGAAGAAAGAGACATCAAACGGTATCTTTACCGAGTGGCAGACACAGGAACTCGCTTCCGCCGCCACTAATAACCACGTCAATGAGGGCGCTGCGATTTCTACAGCGGCGGCTACACCAACCGTTCGTCTGGGTAACTACCACCAGATCAGCGTCAAGTCATTCGCCACATCCGGCACTCTGGATGCTGTCGATACGGCTGGTCGTGAGCGCGAGCATAACTACCAGAAGGTGTTGAAGGCACTTGAGCTTCGCCGCGACATCGAGAAGAGCATCACGGACACTAACGTGGCCCGTTCTGGCTCTGAGCCACGCAAGTCAGCTTCACTGATGACTTGGATCACCAACGGTTCTGTTGGTGCAGGTTCAGGCGCATTCTCAGCCGGTACAGGCACAGACACGGTCACCGATGGTGATGACCGTGCGTTGACGCTCGCGTTGATCGAGGACGGCATGCAGGATGCGTGGACAGACGGCGGAAACCCATCAATGATGCTGGCTTCTGCTACCAACCGCGCAAACTTCTCTGATCTGTCAGCGACAGGAAACCTCGTTTCCAATGACGTGAACATGACTCAGGCCAAGGAAGTCTCCTATGTCGGTTCAACTTCGATTTTCTTAACGGATTTCGGCAGCGTCTCGGCGACACCTTCTCGGTTCATGTCCAACGACAAGATGTTCCTCCTCGACCCTGAGTTTGCATCACTCTGCACACTCAACGGTCGTAACTTCCAAGAGAAGGATATGGGCGACACAGGTGACTCACAGGCTACGATGCTCATTACTGAGTGGGCGCTCAAGGTTCTGGCACCAAAGGCACATGCAGGTATCTTCGACCTGTCAGGTTCCTAAGACTAACGAGGGGGCGGGCAACTGCCCCCTCTCTTTTTAAAGGGGAAAGCATGAAACGCTATCTTTACACCGACCCGCACACAAGGAAGGAAGTCTCGATGGAGCAGGCCAGCGATGGCACAACCATCATTCATCAGAAGCAGCGGTTTGATGATCTACTCAAAATCAACAAGCAGATGTCCGGCGAGTCCAAAAAGGGCGAGATGATCGGCAACACGCAGCGTCACATGCAGCATGTGGCTGAAATACCGAATGTCGTGTATAATCACCTTTTACAGACGCTAGGCACACCGCGTGAAAATCCAAAGGCGTGGAAGGCTTGGTTGAATGACCACCAAAACCGAGACTTTAGGACAGGCGGCGGACGGATATGAGCATAAGCACCTACAGCGAGCTAAAGACGGCCATCGCCAACTTTTTGGCGCGTGATGACCTAACCGCTCAGATACCTGACTTCATTCGGCTTGCCGAGGCGCGTGTAAGCCGTGAGCTTGAGACGCGGGAGCAGGAGAAGCGGGCCACGGCTTCGCTGGAGGTTGGAGACGAGTACATCGCGCTGCCCACGGATTTGCGCGAGGTGCGTGAGGTAAAGCTCAACACCAACCCGATAACGGTTTTGGAATATCAAAGCCCACACGGATTGGACAAGAGCTACTCAAGCACCGGGAACGGCAGGCCCAGATCCTACAGCGTTGTCGGCTTGGAGATGAAGCTGCGCCCCGTGCCAGACACAGCATACACGGCTGAAATTGTCTACACAGGAAGCCTGCCGGCACTGTCTGACACAAACACGCCGATTGCGTTCACGCGCCACCCGGATTTGTATTTGTACGGGGCTTTGACGGAGGCTTACACATACCTGCTTGATGAAGCCAGATCGTCACAATACGACTCAAAATTTGGGCGCATCATTGCAGAAATTAAGGTTGACGAGGAGCGGTCTCATTACGGCGTTGGGTCGCTCGCCATTCGGTCCGATTATCAACGCCAGCAAGCAGCAGCGGAGAGTTAAGCAATGTCTGCAATGTCCAACTACCTTGAGAACGAAATTCTCGATCACATCCTTGGGACCGGCTCGTACACTATGCCATCGGCAGTCTACATTGGCCTGTCCACAGGATCATTCGGAGACGGTAACACCGGCACGGAATTGACCGGCTCCGGCTACGCCCGCGTGGCGGCTACGTTTAACGCGGCAGCATCAGGAACCGCTGACAACGCCTCGGCCATCCAATTTGCGGCGGCAACCGGCTCTTGGGGCAGCGTCTCGCACTTTGGTGTTTTCGATGCGGCATCATCCGGCAACCTGCTGATCCACGGCGCGTTTTCCACTGCAAAGACAATCGCCTCTGGCGACATTCTCAAGATTGATGCGGGTGACCTCGACATCAGCGCCGACTAAGGGGGCGTCCTGTGGCGACACTTGAGCAGCTAGATAATTGGGGGACGATGGATAACATCGACTCCTTTGGCACGTTGGAGCAGTTAGACAACCTGACGCTCCAGCAGCCGACCGCTGCTGTATCAATAGCTGCCACAACATCCGCGTCACTCAAGCGCATATTGCACTTTGTCGCCTCTGTAACCGGCGCGGCATCTGTCGCGGCTTATGCCTCGTTTATTGCTAGGTTTGCGGCGTCAGTGTCCACCGCCATTACAACCTCGGCATCGGTTCTCCGCATCCGGCCATTTGAGGCGAGCGCGTTAATCGCGGCGACATCATCTGGCGCGTTCTTCCGCATCAGGGGAATGCTGTCGGCGGTCTCGACAGCGGTGACCGCGTCAAGCGAAAACGCCGTCACGTTTGCGATGTCTGCGGCGCCAGACATGCGTATGACTGTGGCCGGTCGCCCTCACGTTATGGGTGATCGCTGGTCTGTTGTTGGCGGGGATGGTGAGACGTGGAATGTTATAAAGGTTTTCCCCGCTACCCTTGAGGACTTGGACCAGCTAGGCTCGATGGACAGCCTAAACTATTACGGGACGCTAGAGGATTTAGATGACCTTAGCGAGATTATTCCAAACACAACGTGGGCAACGGCCACAACCGGCAGTGAAAGGTGGGCAGTAAAGTGATCCCTTTTGGCGAGTGGCTCCCCGATCAGGCCGACCTATTAAACGCTGGCGTTACCGTGGCGACTAACGTGCTGCCTGCGGCCAACGGCTATCACTCTATGAACAGCTTTGTGCCGTACAGCAACGCCGCCACCGCAACGATCAAGGGCATCTTTGCGGCGAAAGACAACGCCTCAAACACTAAGCTATTCGCTGGCGATGCGACAAAGCTGTATCTCCACGCCTCAGTGGACAACGACCTAGACGACATCAGCAAGGCCGGGGGCTACACGCTGACCGACTTTGAGCGGTGGCGCTTTGTGCAGTTTGGCGATGACGTTATTGCGGCAGGCGGTGTCGGGGAGACGCCTCAGAAATTCGGACTTGGCACGTCAAGCGCGTTTGCCGACCTTGGCGGCACCCCGCCAAAGGCTGACTTCATTGCGGTGGTGCGGGACTTTGTGTGGCTCGCCAACGTGGACACTGGCTCTGGGCGTGTTCCATATCAGTGCTACTGGTCAGGGTTTAACGATCCGACAAGCTGGACCGCAGGCGTAAACCAGAGCGATTTTCAAAACCTGCCGGACTCAGGCGCTATCACCGGGCTAGTCGGCGGAGAGTACGCGACAATTCTGACAGAGCGAGCCATCTTTCGGGCCACCTACACAGGACCGCCGCTGATCTGGCAATTTGACAAGGTTGTGTCTGAGCGCGGGTGTGCGTTCAAGGAGTCAGTCTGCAACGTGGGCGGTTTAGTGTTTTTCCTAGCAAACGATGGCTTCTACGCATTTGATGGGCAACGCGCCACGCCCATTGGGTCGGAGAAAGTTAACGAGTTTTTCAAGAATGATTTTGACTCTAACTATGACTATCGCATGAGCGCCTCTGTTGATCCGATCAATGAGGTGGCGATGTGGTCCTACACGTCCACGCAGTCACCGTCTGGGCAGCCGGACAAGATCATCATGTACAACTACACGCTGAACAAGTGGTCTCTGGCCGAGGTTGAGGCTGACCTACTCGCGCCTATGTTCTCTTCTGGATACACGGTTGACGGCCTCGACAATCTATCGGCCACTGTTGACGGTCTCAGCATCCAGCTAGACAGCCGGTTCTTTAAGGGCGGGCAGTATTTCTTCGGCGGTGCGTATGGCGACAAGATTTACACCTTTACGGGCGCACCGCTGACGGCAACTATTGAGACCTCAGAGGTGCCGGTGTCTATGGGTAAGAACTCCATCGTCACGCGCGTTTACCCGTACTACGAGGACGGCACTGTCTCAATGGCGGTTGGCACCAGAAACACACAGGCGAGCCAGCATGTTTTCACCAGTGCCGTCTCACCCAATGACGCAGGGTTTGTCCCGTTTCGCTCACAGGGCCGCTACCACAGGGCGCGGATGACGCTGTCTGATGGGTGGTCCAAGGCGCTGGGCATTGACATTGAGGCGCGGGAGATTGGCCGGCGATGACGATAGCGCAGCGCACAACCAACTTTCGCAGGCTGAACCCTGTCACCGCTACTACACGCGAGATCGCCGAGTTGCTAAATCGCACCATTGACGGAGGTTTAAACAGTGTTGGATATGGGACGCTTACAGCAAGCACTACAGAGACAACGGTTGCCGACCCACGCTATTCAACGGAGAGCGTGGTGTTCTTTACCGGCTACGGCGAGTCGCTGCACCACAGCGATCCGTATGTTAAAACGACAAGCACAAATGGCAGCATTGTTATAGGGCATCAGAACCACGGTCATGACATCGACTTTGCCTACCTTATTATCGGCTGACGACAGAGCCGTACACGAATGGAACCGCTGCAAGCGCTGGATCGGTGACGCGCTTGAGTATGCTGGCGGATCACACACAATGGACGATGTGGCGCAAGCCGTGTGGTCTGGGAAAGCCCAATTCTTTCCACTGCAAAAGTCTGCTATAATCACCGAAATAGTGGACTACCCGCAGAAGGCTATGTGCCGGATATGGCTCGCGGGCGGGGACTTGGACGAATTGATGGACGCAGAAAAGTCTATTGCGTATTGGGCAAAGACGCAGGGATGCGCCGGAATGGAGATCGTTGGCCGCAGGGGCTGGTCTCGTCAACTGAAAGACTACCGACAGAGCGCGGTTGTATTGATGAAGGATTTTAGCAATGAGTAAAGGCGGCGGACAGACACGGCAGGTGACCCAAACCCTGACAGACCCAACCACGGCACCGTTCAAGGAGTTTGGTCTGTCAGAGGCCAAGAAGCTGTATGAGGCTGGGCCTATGCAATACTACCCCGGCCAGACGGTTGTGGGGTTTTCGCCTGAGTCGGAAATGGCTCTTGGCGCGTTGCGTCAGCAGGCAATACAAGGCTCGCCATTTATCGGCGCGGTTCAAGATGTCGTGATGCAGAACCTGATGGGGACTAACCCGCTACAGTCTGCCGCGTTCCGCCCCGCCATTCAAGCGGTTGAGGCACAGGCCGCGAAGGCCGGACGGTACGGCTCCGGCTACCAGCAAGCGGCAGTGGCCGAGGCGCTCGCGCCTATGGCATACGAAGCGCAGCAGCAGGCCATCCAGCAGGCGCCTATGGCTCGACAGTTTGGCTTCGCTGACCTTGAGACGCTGGCAGGCGTTGGCGCCGCCAGAGAGGCGCAGCAGCAGGCGCAGCTTGCGGGCGACATTGAGCGCTTTCAGTTTGAGCAGCAGGCACCGCAGGCCGCGCTGGCGAATTACCTTGCATCTGTGCAGGGCGGTCAGCTTGGTACGCAGCAGATCACACCGTATTACCGGCAACCCGGTCTCAGTGCCTTGAGTGGCGCATTAGGCGGCGCTCAACTTGGCGGTATGTTCCCCAGCTTCGGCGCGGGTCCGGGCGCCGCCCTCGGCGGCTTGCTCGGCTTGTTTGGCGCATAGGAGAGACGGATGGCTCAAAGACCCGTACTAATGGCATTCCCAAGCGGCGACATAATGCGCCGCAGTGTCACGCCGCGCATTGAGACCAATTTTGGCGGGCGTGGCGTTCAGGTCACCCCGGCTTCGACCATTACCGAAAGTATTCTGCCAGACCCATCATACGCCGATGTTGTGGCTCGGACAGCCGCCGCTCGGCGAGCAAGAGCATTGCAGCAGCAGCGGCAGATGCAGCAGGTGCAGGCCTCTCCACAAGTGCCGGGCGGTCCTCAGCTTCCGCCTGCGCCAGCCGGCATGTCAGCGCTCACCCCAAGGGGCAGGGGCGCACTCGCAGGTGCGCTGGCTGGCTTGCAGTACGCAGGGCCACAGGCGCAGCCGACATCATTCGCGCAGGGTCTTGGTGTTATGGGTCAGGCGGCGATGGAGGCTTACACTAAAGCAGAAGAGGCGCGCCGCGCCCGCGAGCTTGAGGACCGCGCCTATGGCCTAAAATTGGCGGAGCTTGGCGCACCAGACCAAACAACTTTGGAGAAAAACCTGATAGCCGCAGGACTCAAGCCGGGAACGCCTGAATACCAAGAGGCTGTCGCTAGTTATCTTTCAAAGTCCACCTCACCGTCAGTGACTGTCGATATGGGGGCTGGAGGCAATGAGTTTAAGAAAGCCAGTATCGAATATTCTTTCAAGCGCCTCGGGAACGAGGACAAAGCCATTGCCTCTATGAGTGTGATTGAGAACGAGCTAGACACCATTCAGAACCTGATCGAAGGCGGCGCGGAGACCGGACGCATCACTGAAGCCCTTATCCCTATTCAGCAGCTTCTGGCCGAGGCGGGTTTGGTAAGTGACGAGGAATTAGATAAGTTGGCCGCCAAGGAGCTTCTTCAGAGATCAATCTCTAGAATTATCCCGAACATGCGCGTAGAAGGCTCTGGCTCAACGTCCAACTATGAAATGGCAGAATTTCAGAAGGCTGCACCGAGTTTTGCAAGAACGCCTGAAGGCAACAGAAAAATTGCCGCCGGGATGCTTCAGGGCATCCGTTACGTCAGAGATCGCCGCAGGCTGATGGACGATTACATGAAAGATGAAGAGCTTGGAGACGGAGCCCTGATCGGCTTTGACAGGTGGGCTGACGAAAAGCAGGGCAAGGTGTTCAAATCCTTTAACGCTGACGACCCGGATGCGCTGGATGCTTACAAAAAAGCGTACCAAGATGGCCAGATCAAGGTTGGCGACCTAATTTTTAACGGCAAAGAATACATTTTCGTCACCAAAGAAAGCGTGGAGGGCTTCTGATGGGCTTCATCCCAACAACAGACACAGAGGTTGCGAGCCGCACTCAGGCTCGCACCACGGCAGATATTTTTAGAGACATAGGAAGGGCTGCGGCTCAGGGCGCAACGCTTGGCTTCTCTGATGAAATGTATGGCCTCTATTCTGAACTTATGACCAACAAAGACTACGACACCGCTGTCGCAGAAATACGCAGCGGGCTTGATAAATTCCGAGAGACCGACCCACTTCTGGCCTATGGGTTTGAGATAGCGGGATCAATTCTTACTGGTGGCGCGGGCGCTGGTCGCGCTGTAGGCACCGCTGTCGGCAGAGAGGCGGTCAAGCGAGCCGGAATAGCTGGCGGCGTTGAGGCTGGAATTTACGGAGCCGGAACAGGCGAGACCCCAGAAGGGCGCGCAATGTCGGCAGCCCTGTCCGCTCCATTGGGGGCGGCTACAGGCGCCGCAGGTCAAGCAATTCTGCCGCGCGTTACTGAGGCGGCTACCGGCCTTATGGCCCGCAGGACAGCGGAAAGCGCGCCACGACCTTTTGCTGGATACCCCTTAACAGCGGGCCAGCGTCTTGGCGGAGGTGTTCAAAGGTTTGAGGAGCGCCTGACATCATTGCCGTTTGCAGGAGAGCTTGTTAAGTCATCTTTGGAAAAGCCAATGCGAGTTTTTCGCCGAGATGCTGTTGAACAAGCGCTCGGCCCAAAACTTGCGGCAAAATTGCCAAGGGGACTTGAGGGCAATGAGCTTGTTGAGCGGGCGTCTCAGGTTGTGTCTCAGGCTTATGAGGACGTTGTGCCGCAGCTTTCGATTAAGGCAAAGCCCGTAGATGATAAGATCAGCAGCATACTAAACCAAGCGCAGTCAGATGGGGTAATAGACGCCGGAGACTTGACGGCTCTGCAAAAGACATTGAATAGGGTTTATACGCGGCGCAAAAAAGACGGAATGATATCCAAGCAAACATTGAAAAATGTTGAGACGGATATGGGTCAAGCCGTCAGGACGCTCATGCGTGGAGGCGGTGCCGAGGCTAATCTTGGGTTTATCATGAAAGATATCCAGTCGGCTCTCAGGTCGGAAATAGCGTCACAAAACCCAGACGTTCCAGACCTTCAAGCCGTAAATCGCGCCTTTTCCTCAATGCAGCCCCTCGAAAAAGCTAAGGATGCAGCGGTAGGCGCCGAGGGGCGTTTTACCCCGACTCAGGCTCTGCGGCAAATGAAAGACCGCCCGGCTCAGACCGAGGTGAAGGCGCTCGCGCGTCAGGCGCAGCCAATCATCACGCCAACTACAGGCAGCAGCGGGTCGATTGAGCGCGGGTTGGTAGCGCAGTTTGTGCGTGATCCGATAGGAAGTTTGGGCGGCGCTGCCACGTTTGCCCCTCTTGCTCTTATGTATGGAACCGGGCCTCTTGGTCGCCAAGCAGGTGTTGGCGCTTATAGATCGCCCGGTCTGTTGCTGCGCGGCAGCGCACCGGCAGCGGGCGTTTCAAGTCAGGAGCAGCTTGGAGGCTTGCTGGACGCTTACTACCCCTAGCGTTTTACCTATGTTAAAATCAGCGCCAAGCAGAGGAGCGCTTTATGAGTAAAGACAAAATCTCCGATTACGATCCCGTAGCCGCGCAGAACACGGACGTGGGCGGGATCAACCTATCCGAAGGCGTTATGGTTCCAAGCGACCTTAACAACGCCCAGAGGGAGATCATGAGCCACCTCGCAGACTTCGCGGACGGCACAACCGGCGTTGACGTTCTCAACTTGCAGGACGATGACGCCAGTGCGTCAATCAAGATACAGGCTCCGGCGACATTGACGACAACCACGACTTTCACCCTTCCAGATGGCGATGGGTCAAACGGTCAGGTTCTGGACACTGACGGATCAGGCACTCTGGCTTGGACCAAGGTGCAGGCGGAAAACCTTGACGTGGCGGGGGACGGCACCGCCGGGCAGGTTCTCGCCAGTGACGGCGATGGGTCGTTTAGCTGGGCAAATCAGACAAGCTACCCGCAGGTCATCACGATCAAGACCAGCGGCGACTACGACATCCCGGCGAACGCGCAGGCGGTGATGATCCGCGCGTCTGGAGGCGGCGGCGGTGGCACCGACTTGTTCCCTTCTGGCGGTGGACTAGGCATTGCTGACGGCACAGACGGCGGCAGCACAACAGTCACCAACGGCACGTTGAGCATTGCGGTCACCGCGACTGGTGGCCGCGCCGGCCACTACACAACAAGCTCAATCGCATCTAGGGATGTGATCTCCGGCTCAACTGGTGGCGATGTAATGGCTGGCGCCGGCGCTGCTGGTGGGCGGTCAACAGCAGGGCAAGGCGGCAACTTCACCTATGACGGGCCTGCGTCTCCGGCCACAAACGGAAACGTGGTCCACAAGTATGTGACTGGCTCTAACGTGGGCGGGGAGACCCTTACGATCAGCTACGGCGCTGCCGGTGCTGCTGGCAATTCCGAAGCGACAGCCGGGCAGGCTGGGTATGTAGAAATCTGGGTATGGTAAGGAAAGCAAATGGCCAAGGATAAACTCACCGACTACAGCGCCACCAATGCCTCGAACACGGACGTTGGCGGTGTTAACATCAACGAGGGCATGCTGCCATCGGATGTGAACAACGCCATCCG